AACAGTGTATGGTAATTCAAAAGAAAGAGTTTTGTTTGAAGACGCACGTAATGCTAATCCCTTTTTCCACTTAATAGAAAGTTTATGGATGTTAGGTGGCTGTAATGACCTAGAGTATATAAAGTACTACAATAAACGCATGAGTCAGTTTAGTGATGACGGTGAAACACTACAAGGTTCTTATGGCTTTAGGTGGCGTGAACATTTTGGTGGTGATCAGTTAGGTGTAATTATAGAAAGGTTACGTAATGACCCTTCTGATAGAAGATGTGTGCTTCAAATGTGGGATCCGCATGTTGACTTTAACACTGAAAGTGTAGACGTTCCTTGTAACACAGCTATTTATTTTAAAGTGCGTGACGGTAAGTTAGACATGACCGTTAGTAATAGGTCTAATGATGTTATATGGGGAGCATTTGGTGCTAACGTTGTACATATGTCCATACTTCAAGAATATATGGCATACGGTATAGGTGTAGAGATAGGCACATACACCCAAGTTAGCGATAGCCTACACGCCTACACAGATTTATTTTATGATATGTATAATCAAATGGAGGCAGAAGATGCTTTTGACTTTTATAGTCAAATGAGTTTAAGAAACCCCTACGATAATAAAGCTATTAATTGGTTCCCACTTATTAGCACAGATATCATGACTTGGGAACAAGACTTAACACGGTTTCTATGCCGTGCACCTATGTCGTCTGTAGATTTTGCTGACCCTTTCTTTAATGAAGTGGCAGTTCCATTACAAGATGCTTGGTATTTATACAAGAGCGAAGAATATGATGAAGCGTTAATTGAAGTACAGTCTTGCCTAGCTAGTGACTGGGGTACTGCTGCTTATAATTGGCTAAATAAATCTATAAGTAACAAAGGAAAGTAAATGAGTAATATTACACAGTGGTCGTATAGCCGACTAAAAACGTTTGAAGATTGCCCTAAGAAAGCAGAATATGCGTTTATACAACGTATAAAAGAACCTGGCAATAAAGCTATGGATCGTGGTAAAGATATCCATAAAATGTGTGAGGAATATATACGTGGACGTTATGATGAGATACCTAAACAACTAAGTGAATTTGAAGAGGCTTTTGATTTATTAAAAGATTTACACCTTAAAGGTCATGTGCTTTGTGAAGGTGACTGGGCTTTTGATAAAGAGTGGCAGTCTACTGGGTGGTTTGATGAAGACACTTGGGGCAGGGCTAAAGTAGATGCATTTGTCCATATTGAAGGTGATAAAAATGCTAGAGTAATAGACTTTAAAACAGGTAGGTATGAGGGTAATCAAGAAGGTCACAGAGAACAATGTGAGCTTTATGCCAGCATAGTGTTTGAAAGGTTACCAGAGTTAGAAACTATAACTACTGAGTTGTGGTATCTTGACCATGGTAAGCTAGACCGTTACGAATATGATAAACCTACTGTAGACGGTAAGCGTGAACGTTTAAATGAAAGGGCTGTAGATATGACCACTGCTACTGAGTTCCCTGCTAAACCTTCACAATTTAAATGTAAGTGGTGTTATTATGGTAAACAAAATATTTGCCCTAATAGAATTTAATAGGAGATTATATGCCTGCAGATTTTGATAAGATAGAAAAGTTAGCTCAACGTGATATAGCACAGCTTAAACACGCTGAAAAAAGTTACGGTGATAGTTGGCGTAAACGTGGTGGCGTTGGTGCGTTTATGATGTTAGCACGTAAGTTTGACCGTATAGAAAACCAATCAATGAAAAACCATTGGGACGTATTTGGTGCTATACTAGATGACCCTAGTAATGCTGGCATACTAGATGATATACGTGATTTACGTTGTTACCTTTATTTGGTAGAGGCTTATGCTTCTAGCTTAGAAATACACCCACCTAGTGCAGAGTAGTTTATTTATGCCTGAGACGGACTGGGTCCCCCCTAGTAGTTTACCAGACCTATCTAATTATAGTGAGGTAGCTATTGACTTAGAGACTTATGATCCGTTACTCATGTCTCACGGACCGTCTTGGGCGTTTGAAAATAAAGGTCATGTAACTGGTGTAGCTGTGGCTACTAAAAACTTTCAAATTTATCTACCTATACAACACGTTGGTGGGGGTAATTTAGATAAGCGTGTGGTCATAAACTGGATGAATAAACAGTTTAGCTATAACAATGACAAAGTTTTTCATAACTCTTTATACGACTTAGGTTGGTTAAGGCGTTTAGGTGTCAAGGTAAACGGAACTGTACACGACACTATGTTTGCTGCACCGTTAATTAATGAAAATCAATATGGGTATTCTTTAAATAAGTTGGGTGAAAGATACGTGGGTGAACTTAAAGATGAAAGTCTGTTAGAAGATGCAGCAAAAGCCTATGGTCTTAATCCTAAAAGCGAAATGTATAAACTACCAGCTAAATATGTTGGACCATATGCCGAACAAGACGCAGGGCTAACTCTTAAACTTTGGGGAATATTAAAAGATCTCTTAGTTAAAGAAAACGTTATGAAAATATACGAGTTAGAAACTGCTTTAATTCCTTTATTGTTAGATATGCGTTGGAAAGGTGTACGTGTAGATTTAGAAAAAGCTGAAAAAATCAATAAGAAATTAACTAACGAAGAAAACAAAATACTAGAAGGTATTTATAAAGAATATGGTGTAGCTCCAGACTTATGGGCAGCAGCATCAGTGGCTACTGCATTTGATAGAGCTGGGCTTAGTTATCCTAGGACAGAAAAAACTAACGCTCCTAGTTTTACCTCAGCTTGGCTTGAAGGACATGAGCACAAACTAGCTAAAGATATAGCCAGAGCTAGACAATTAAATAAAGCTAGAACTACCTTTATAGATAACATGATATTAGACCATAATGTTAAAGGTAGAATACATGGGGAATTACATCCTTTACGTAGTGACCGTGGTGGTACTGTTACTGGTAGGTTCAGTAGTAGTAAACCAAACCTGCAACAAGTGCCAGCTAGGCATGATGAAATAGGTCCTCTTATCAGGAGTATATTTATTCCTGAGGAAGGTATGCATTGGGGTGCTTTTGACTACTCTCAACAAGAGCCTAGACTTACAGTACACTATGCCATGAAGACTCAACAAGAAGGTGCAGAAGAAGCAGTAGATGCCTACCGTAATAAAGACGCAGACTTTCATCAAGTAGTGGCAGATATGGCTAACATAAGTCGTAAAGAAGCTAAGATTATTAATCTAGGTTTAAGCTATGGCATGGGTAAAGATAAACTTATCCGTCAGTTAGATATCTCACCGCAGGAAGCTGAAATATTATTCGATACTTTTCATAGTCGTGTACCTTTTATTAAAGGGTTGCGTGATCAGTGTGCTAGGTTGGGTAGTAACCGTGGATTTATAACTACTGTGCTAGGGCGTAAGTGTAGGTTTAATTTATACGAACCTCGTAATGAGTATGGCTCTTTACCCCTGCCTTACAGCGAGGCTTTAGATAAGTACGGTCAAGATATTAAACGTTCCTACACGTACAAAGCTATGAATAGGCTTATACAAGGCTCTGCTGCTGACATGACTAAAAAGGCTATGGTAGAGTTATATAAGGAAGGCATACTAGCCCACACACAAGTACACGACGAGTTAGATATATCTGTCGACTCTAAAGAAACTTGTGAAAAAATTATTCAAATTATGGCTGATTGTGTACCCCTAGTTGTACCTAATAAAGTTGATGCTGAAATAGGTCCAAGCTGGGGTGAAGCAACTATTAACTTCAAGGAGTATTTTAATGGCACGTAGAGATAAACAAAGAGCTAAGTATTTTGAAATTTTTATGATAACGCTCAACACTAATATGACACTTGAGGAAATAGGTGTCAAGTTTAAAATCACCAAACAAAGAGTATGGCAAATCGTTAGGTTTAATCACATAGGAGCAGGAGATTATTATCGAGGATACGATGCATATACTGACTTTAGTAATGCTTTACTAAATAATACGAGCCTTAGTAAACTAGAACGTAAGAATATGATGAGAAACTGGCTAAGAGAACACGACGTTAGACTCATCAGGAGTAGAAATGACACAAAAATTACTGCATGAAACTAGCAGTCTTCATGACTCCCCTTGTATTGGCATGTGTACTGTTACTCAGTGGGGTACACGTACCTGTAAAGGATGTGGTAGGACTGCCGCAGAAATTAGGGACTGGAACACTTTTACGGAAGTTGAAAAGAAACTGATCGTTGTCCGTTGTTGGGAAGACTACCTACCTCGGCAAAAAAGAGAGTGTATAAAAAAGTATAAGAATATTTAGATGTTCCTTTTATCGGTAGCTAATCTAAGTTAAGTTATACGTACCTATTAAATAACTTAATAGGCATTTAAGATAGGAGAAACTTATGGCTCATAATATTGAGACTATGGCTTACGCTGGGGAAGTACCTTGGCATGGGCTTGGTGTACAAGTTGACGGCAACTTAACACCTGACGAGATGCTTAAACAAGCTGGACTTGATTGGACAGTGAGTAAGCGTAATATATTCACATATAATAACGCAGTTAGCGATAAAGCTGACGACCTTATTATGTCTGATGATTACTACATGCTTGTGCGTGATAGTGATAACAATATACTTGGACCGTGTGGACCAAGGTTTATACCAACGCAAAACCAGGAGGCTTTTACTTTCTTTAAAAAGTTTACAGACGCTGGTAATATGAATATGCATACTGCAGGTTCATTACGCAACGGTAAGCAAATATGGGGGTTAGCTGAAATTAATGACGGCTTCACCCTTCCAGGCGACGATAGAGTAGAGGGCTACTTATTAGTGTCCGTGTCCCATGAGTGGGGTAAGTCTAATGAAATTAGGTTTACACCAGTGCGTGTGGTTTGTAATAATACTTTATCAATGGCTTTAGCTGATAAGTCACAACCTGCGTTTAAAATGCCTCACACTAAAGTATTCGACAGTCAGTTAATAGCTACTGCAGAAGAAGCGTTAGGGTTAGCGAGTGTTAGACTTGACGAGTACAAGAAAAGTGCTGAGTTTTTAAGTAGTAAGCAGTATAACGAAAATAAAGTTGTTAGTTATATAGCTGACTTACTACAGCCTAAACTAGCTTTACAAGAAAAAATAATTGTAGAGAATAGTAAAAATATGGATACTGCTTTGGCTGAGTCTAAACTTAGAACGCTTGAAGAGTTTCAACGTACTCCTTATAAAGTTTATGAGGCTCTTGAGCAGCAACCTGGAGCTGACCTTAAAAGCTCTAAGGGTACGTGGTGGGGTGCTGTTAACGCAGTAACTTACGTGGTTGACCATAAGTGGGGTCACGACCGTGACGCATCAATGCATAACGCTTGGTTCGGTGCTCGTGCTTCACTTAAAAACCGTGCTATGACTAAAGCTATAGAGTATGCCGAAGCAGCATAAATCTATAGAGTTTTTATGTTTCACCGCCCCTGATTATTCAAGGGTGGTGAAAGTTGATATGGCAGAACTACATACTATTGTGCAGGGTTACCAACGTATTGGTGACCCTGCTTTTATGTCACATCAAAATACAATTACACCAGAATCAAAAGCTCTTGAGATTTACAATAGATTTGCTAAACGTAAACTCAAGAATTTTAAAAATAAAAAAGATTGTCAAATTAAACTTTGGAATCTTTTTAGTAAAATGGCTGTTAAGCCAGAGGAGACTGACATGAGTAGAAGCAAAGTTTTTAAAATTGACCGTAGCAAACCTAAACCAGACCCACTGTGTAAAGTTATAAGTGCTCGTGACCCTTACGACACAAGTCAAAAACTTACTCGTACCAATAAGATGCCTATGGCTTCTAAAAATATAGAACGTATGAAACAATATGAAAACATCAAAACTATTCAAGATGTACTTGATAAAGGTGTTCTTGACATACGTGCTATCAAATATGATATTAAGTTAGGTTATGTCACTAAAGGCTAGTCGTTACGAATTGCTTTGGGAAATGGTTTACCATAACCCTAAGGAAGTTGAAGGTACACCTGCTAGAATCTTAGTAGAAGTTGATACTCGTAACACTTTTTCAAAATTCTCAGACTTTGATCAATGGGTAGAAGACAATCGAGATAAAATAGCTTCAGCTATCATCAAAACTATAAGGAATAAAAGAGTTTCACGTTATAAATGTTTGCGTATTAAACGCGTACCTTTTTATAAATCTTTTTAAGTTAAGGCTTACTGTGACGCGTTTTAAGGCGGTGCTTTTAAAAAAGGTAGGTAGGTATAGGGTAGGTAAATCAAACGCTCTAAAAGGCTCTAAATATATTGGGATTATACTATAACTTCTAAGTGAATACTTATATACTAAACTATAAATTTATTGGAGATATTTATGCAAGAAAATATTAACGAATTACCTGTTATAGAAACAGGTATTGAACTACCTAAACCAAACTATAAAGAAAAATGGAATTTTCATAGGTTAGAGGTTGGGCAAAGTTTTGCCATACCATTTACTGATGAAAAAGAAGTAACAAGGTTGCGAACTTCGGCTTCGGCTCATGGTCAAAGGCACAGGGCTAAACTAACCACTCGCACAGTTTACGAAGAAGGCGTTAAGAAACTTAGAGTATGGAGAATTGAATGAGTACAAAAGTAAAAGAAGATTTAGGGGGATTTTTTTACAAAGACCCTCGTGTTATGAAGTACTCAGACTTAACAGAGGCTAACGAACACGCAACAAAAAACGACTACAATAGAGCATTAAACATAGACAAATTTTTTATGACCATTAAAAGATTTGGGTATGAACCTAAAAAATTACTATATCCCGTGCTTCCTTTATGTGTACACGAACACGCTCAAGGCAACAAAGTTGATCCTCACATGAGAGTAAAAATTGTAGGACCATTTGATGAAGAAACTGGTTTAGTGGTTCAAGGAATTTTAGATTGTTGTTTTGATGTTTTTGCTAGGCTACCTGTTTACGACCTAGAAAATCGTAAACTTATGAAAATGAATTAGGTTATAATAAACTATGTCTATAAAAATATTAGAAGAATACTGGAGAGATCAAGAGTACGCTACTCCCTTTGAAGTTTTAATGTTGGCTAAAGTCGATGAATCTTCAGAGAGCTACCTTAAACGTAGAGACGGACACATTATTTTAATGATAGCTTTTAAACATCTCAATGAAGAAAAAGAAATTAACACCTAAGCAAGAAAAGTTTGCACAGAACGTGGCTAAAGGTATGACTCAAAAAGATGCTGCCATTAAGGCAGGATACAGTGAGAAGAAAGCTGTTAAAACAGGTTATGAACTAGCCAGTAAAAATAACCCTCACATACAGCAAAAAATACAAGCACTTCAAGAAAAAGCCAGTAACAAAGTAGCTCTTGATTTAGCTACACACCTTACCGACCTAAAAGATATACGAGAGGGAGCTTTACGTAACGGAGCATGGTCAGCAGCAGTTACTGCAGAAGTGGCTAGAGGTAAAGCAGCAGGACTGTACGTAAACCGTAGTGAACTGACCGTCAACCGTGTAGACGTTATGTCAAAAGAAGAAGTTTTAGAACGTATGAAACAACTTTATTATGAAACTGGTGGCATTTTGCCTGCAGGAAAAGTGATACAACTAGAGAAAGAAGAAACAGTAGATGCAGAATATTCATTACCTAAAGGGAGCACTTAAACACTTCAACCCCATCTTTGACCGTTGGGATGAACCTGTAGTGCGTAAAACTAAAAATGGTATGGTTTATGGTAGACCTAGTCGTGGCTTTGGTGACGCACCATTTGATTACGCTGGTAAACACATGGATCCAGAACCGTGGACTAATCACCGTTGTATGGAAAGTATAAAAACTGCTGCTGAAGAATTAGCTTCTGCTGTTTACGATAAAGAAGTTAAGTTCACCTTTTGTCTTTGTGGTTTGTATCCTGGTGAAGAAGGCATCCCTCATCACAGCGATACAGTTCCTAGTTTAGAAGACGTGGTGGTTAGTATTAGTTTTGGTGCACCTAGAGTTTTTGTATGGCGAGAATATCAAAATAGTGTAAAAGACCACACCAACACCAGCGACATTTATTTTAAAGAAAACTTTTTAATTAATGAAACACATTACATTTTAGAACACGGAGACGTATTAATGTTTGACGGCTTGAGTCAAATGAAAAGTACTCACGCTGTGCCGAACTTACCTTTAGCTGAAGAAAGAATCAACTTAACTTTTAGGTCAGGCTTGTGAGTAAACCAAGGTTAAAAAAGCTGGACAAACTTATGAAGTCTGGTAAACTACAAAAAGTTATAAAACTAGCACTAGGCAAAAATAAGAATGTCAAAAAACAAAAAACAAGCTAAACACGTTCAGGTTATGAAGCTCTGCATTATGACTGATGAAGATGTATTTAACGATAAAACATCTATTGATGAAATGATGGAGATTGTAGCTGAACACATAGAAAACAAAAAATTTTATTTTGAACTCATAAACCCAGAGAGGAAAGAAGATGCCTGAATACAGTAAGTTAGCCCCCTATAGACTAAAGAATACCTTGCTAGGTATAAACAGTAGTTGGTGCATAGACAAAACAACTATCGAATTAATCCAGGAAAGCGAACCTACCATACAAGAATATGAAGACAAATGGGCACAGGTCGATATCAAAAACATTGTACAAGAGTACGTAAAAGAAGAAGTAAAAGACGTTTACTCTATACCATTATTTACTGAAGAATTTTGTGCCATGATGCTTGATGAAATAAAAAACATGGAAGAAGTTTTTGGTTTTGATGTCAACCCCGAAGAAGATAAACTTAGACAAATACCAGAGATCACGCTTCATGATCGTTGTCCTGAGTTGTTTAATAATCTTTGGTCGGTAGTACTTAATTATATGAACCCTGTGTTCATGAGTATTTGGCAAAGATACGTGGACCGTCCTGGGTCAATACAGTTAGCGAACTACAACTTAGCTGATAAGAATCAAGGTGCGTGGCATCATGATACGTCTGCAGATATTAGCGTTGTAGTTCCTTTAAATACTGGTGAATATGAGGGTGGTGGTACAGAATTTCATGGCAGGGGAATAGTTGACCCTCTGCCTTCTGGACATGCTTTATTTTTCCCTAGCTTTTCGCACTTGCACCGTGGGCTACCAGTTAAAAAAGGCGATAGATATTTATTAGTGTTCTGGTTATTAGGGGCTTTTGAGTAATAATCACGCCTTTTATTTTTACATAGGGCTTTATTATCTTTGCGATCTAAGGCTAAATAACCCTATAGGTAATTTTTTAAAAACAAGGAATAATTATGAAACCACCACGTTTAAAACTAGTAAGCAATAACCCCAACCTGACTACATACTATGTGCCTTTCACGTCTATACAGGTTGACTATTATCCTGTAAAAGCTACTAGCCCTCAGCAAGCTATTATGAAAGCTAACTCAGGTGAATTTGAACGTTTAGAAAAACGTGTGTCGCTTATAGAAACTGCTAGTAATGTGGTTTACGACCACCTGAATATTGACCCCAGTGAGTCTTTTGCTAGAGATATAGATATATACGATATAAAAGAACAAAGCTATGACCAAGTACTTAACAGTTAATAATGAGTAACCTCTGTACTTGGTGCGGAGAGCCTATTAAACAACCTGAAGGTGCTGGTCGCCGTAGAAAATTTTGCTCAGATGAATGTTTAAAACAAAAGACTTATGCTGGCAATAAATCTGTTTTAGTAGAAAGTGGTATGGGAGCGTGTGGTCCTATAGGTCTTATAGAGGGGGAACATGTTAATACCTCTTGGGCAGGTTCTTACGAAGAACATTACGTTGACCCTGTTATACTTGCACAAGCCGAACTAAATGAAAGCAGTTTCGCTTATGCTAATGAAATTATGGTTTCTAAAAATAGGGGTATTCAGCTCCGTAGAGGTGGGAAAAGCTGGTCAAAACCTGTGTCGCCTAGAAACCTCAATCGTTTCGTGTAAAAAAATTTTCTGATCAAACTTTACTAAAACTCCGATCGTTTATACTATATATACTGGTATATTTATATACCCATTTATAGGAGAATGTATGGCTAATAAAACAGCTACTCAAAAGTCAATGCTAAGCAGTGCTAAGACTCAAACTGAAACTGCTACAACAACGCCGAAAATTAAATTCGGTAAGTATAGCCCAGACGCTAAATTAAAAGCGACTGGGAAACGAGTAACAGCCGAGCACAACAATGAGCGTGTAAAAGCTGTCAATGGTAAAACAATCAAAGAAGCTCTAGCTACTGGGTTGTATACTATGAGCGGTATCAGATATGACATTGAAAAAGTCAAAACTCTTGAGATCGCTTAGTTTTGCTCAATGTAGGGTGGGGTTAAGTTTTACCCCACTTTACTTTACTTTGTTTTTGATCAGTTTTAAATTTAATTACTTAAATAAATACCTTAGGAGGTAGTATGAAAGAAGAAAATAATGGCTTACGAGCTATACTGATTGACCCTTTTAAAGAAAAGGTTCGTGTTGCGTACCCTGTCAGAGACGATTATATGGCGGAGTTAAAAAAGTGGATGGAAATATCTTGTATTGATATAGTCACCCTTGATAAAAATAATATGCTAGTCGTTGATGATGACGGTTTGCTTAGAAACCCTAACCGATATTTTCATTGGGCTCCGACTAACTATAATTTTGCTGGTAAGGCAGTAATATTAGGTTATGACGAAGCAGGTGAAACAGTTGACTGTACTTATGTTGCTAGTGTAGTGGAAGACCAGCTAGTTAAGTGGATTCCAGAAGGCTATAGGGAAGAACCCTTCATGCAGTTTATACCTATATCATGACACAGTATAAGGATATAGTCCAAAAACGTAACGAAGAGTTAGTACAGGAACGTGATATGAGTTCCGTTACAGGTATAACTCGTGTAATTAATAAAGCGAAAAACATTGATTACACTACAACTTACTATAAGAGTGGCAAACAAGTGCGTTCTTATAAGGATAAACGAAAAAAAGATGAGGTTATACAGGAGGCTTTTATAAGTTGACGTGTCTTTTACCTCCTTTATACTGAGCGTCAACGTGGTGAGATTTTTTAGTTTGCAAGAGTTTTGTCACTCACCTAAATCAACAAAGACTCTTTTAATTGAGCAAGGGTTTTGTATTATTGTCCCTTCATAGCAAGTTTGGCTCACTTGTGCTCAGAAACGAGCCTTATATTTTAACAACATAGGAGTATATAATGGCTAGAGATTTAAATTCACTAGAAGAATTAATAGTAATATGGGCTAGGCAACGTGGACTTTTGACCGCTGACGTTCAGCCTGAAAAACAAATGCTTAAACTAGTTGAAGAAGTAGGTGAACTTGCTAAGGGTGTAGCGTACCGAGACAAGTGGTCTACCTCTGACGGTATAGGTGATGTATTTGTGTGTTTAGTGGTGTTAGCTGAGCAGTTAGATTTAAAAGTAACAGAGTGTATTGACCAAGCCTACGATGAAATCAAAAACCGTAAGGGAGTACTTGAAGATGGGCTGTTTAAAAAGAATAGTGATGTACCTGAACTACCTTAACCATCGTATTGATCACGTTTACTATATATGTAGTTAAATAAATATTTGGAGAATATTATGTACAATAAACTAAGCCCTAAACAAGAAGCAGAAAATGCGTATAAGTATGGTGTTAGAGATGCCACTGAAGGTAGGGAGCGTAAAAATGCTTCCGACTTTTATGGACCGTATGCCGATGACTACCTTAGTGGTTATCAGTCAGTTGTTAATAGTCAAAAGAAAACTAAAGGAAAAAACTTAGACCACCTTTCTGCGTGGTTTGACTTTGGAGGTAAAAAATGAGTAGACTTAAAGATTTAATGTTAGACGTTCAGTCTGATTTAGAAGCTATACTTTCTGATAAACCTCACTTAACTAAAAGTCAAGCTGTCGCTACTGTTTCTGTCATGCGTGAGTTAGCTAAACGTGAGTTTGTAGATACCGAGTTTATTACACAAGTGTATGACCTTACGATGTCGGGTGGTCATACGGATCTTTACTAAAATCTTTTTACTGAACTTACTTAACCATCATATACATCAAAGCTATATTAAAAGCTACTTAACTAACCAATTAATTATAGGAGGATGTTATGGTAAGTAGTGTAACTAAACAAATCGAGAATAATTTATTTATGACTCGTAAAGAAGACGGTATTTATTTTCATACTGCTCAGGCACTTAAATATAGTAGAAATGGTGCTCATTTTTACGACGGTGCTTATGTCACTAGGCTTAATTCTAAGCACGTAATAAACGAACGGGATTATACTCCAGAGTTACTGGAAGAATTTGAGAATGCCCCTACGTTATTTCAATATAAAATGGGTCGCTAGTGGTTGAGTGTAAAAACTGTGGTGAACTTAATATTAGTCGGGAGCGTCATGCTCTCGGCTATTTTACTTGTTTAACCTGTGGTGAAAAAGAGGCTCAAACACTCGCTAATACTCGTAAACAGCAAGTGGCTCCTGTGTACAATAAAGGAGCTTATCAATACATTACGGAAAATGATCTTGAAACTATCGGTAGGTAATTTTACTAGGGCTAGGGCTATGATGCCTAAAATAGGACGCTATAGGACGCGTTTTAAGGCTATGATTTACTTAGGGCTACCTACCCCCTACCCCTATACATCAAACGGTCTAACGGCTTTAAAATAATTTATGATATTACTTAACTATCACATAGATCGTAGTTATTATAAACCTATAGTAAATAAGGAGTAAAACTATGAATAGAAAAAGTCTAAGAAAAGGTGTTACTTATATTTCCTATGATACGTGTGAAGACTTCGTTAAAGGTATGAGTATTGATACCGATATTGAAGTTACCGTTGATAACTGGCGTGAAGACCTAAAAGCTCATCAAGTCAATACTGACGCGGAAGTAGAGTTAAGCACAGGTGGGTTAGTTATATATAGCTGTTCCCATGGTGAGTTTAACTACGTCATCCACCACTACTTAACTTATGTAGACGGTAAACATGGCGACTTATTTGACGTATTTACGGAATATGATAACTCAAGTTTATGGGTGGATACCGTTGTTGACGGTATGTTTGAATTAGTAGTCAAATGACTAGTCTCTTTCCCCTCCATACTAACGAGGCTAGTTATGAAAGTAGATAACAAACCAATTTGATGGTAGCAACTACTTTCTTAAGAGCAAGGGGTTTATTAGTACCTCTATATTAGCAAGCGTGGTTCACTTGTGCTCGCAAACGAACCACTTAAATTTCAGGAGAAAAAATGTATAACGTCGGCATATTAGGTTTTGGTTTTGTGGGGCAGGCAGTGGCAAATGCTTTTCACCCCTATAAGAATAGAGTTTGGACCGTGGACCCCATACTAGGCAACGACATTAGCCTACTCTATGATCAAAACCGTACACCTGACAAACTTATTGATTTCGTATTCGTATGTGTGCCCACTCCTTCGCTTGACTCTGGTGAAATAGACGCACGTATCGTACAAAAATGTACAGACGATATACTGCGTAATACGGATGCCACGGTTATTATTAAATCCACCGTGACTCCTGGTCTAATACCTACTGCTTCTAGAGTGGTTTATAACCCTGAGTTCTTAACGGAAGCTAACGCTGAGGAAGATTTTATTAACGCTGAGTATCATATACTGGGCGGAGAACCTGCAGCGTGTAATCTAGTAATGAAGCTCTACCGTGAGCAGTCAAACTTACGACATAAAGACTTTGTCGTTATGACTAAACAAGAAGCGAGCCTAGTTAAATACGCAACAAATGCTTTTCTAGCGACCAAAGTTACCTTCTTTAATCAACTGTATGACTTAGCTAACCAGTGCGGAGCCGACTATCAAATCATAGTAGATACCGTCACTAACGATAAGCGTATCGGTGAGGGTCATACTAAGGTAGGTGACGGTGGGCGTAAAAGAGGGTACGGTGGTGCGTGTCTTCCTAAGGACGTGAATGCTTTGTTTCATTTTAGTAAGAAAAAGTTCAGTTTACTAAAGTTCGTGGACCGTATCAATAATAAGTACCGACGGTTGTACGCTCTTGACGAAAGAGAGCGTGGTAATAATATTAAGTATCATACCTGAACTAGCTTAACCATCATAAGCATCACGGTTACTATATATTTAATAGTTAAATATAAACAAGGAGGAACTAACTATGAAAGTAATTAATAATTTTGACGAATGGGTTGAGTATTACCCAGCTGTGGAATCTGAAATACCCGAAGGTGTTAATGTACAAATAATGTTTGACCACCCTAGTGAACTTAAAACTAGTGAAGGTCTTTATACTACTTTTATGTACGACGAAGAGAATACTTACTTTGAAACTTCTGGTGCTGCTTTTAATGCGGGAGGGTTTAAAATGAATAGACGCTATACTGATTTAGAACTTTATGAGCTAGTGTACCATATGTTTAAATTAATGCTAGAGGAGAAAATGTGAGTAATCTAAAAGATATTATGATTGACGCACAGGCTACAGCCCAGTGCCTAATACATGGGGAAGGTTATACCTACAGGATGTTTATTAGTACTATGAAGGAAGACCACCCTGCGTGTCCCAGTGACTACTTTGATACACTCTGGAACGAGGAAATGAAAGAACGCTGGGAAAAAACTCTAAGCCTAAAAGGTTTAATGAGGTCAAAACGAAAATAAAGAAAAACCTGAACTAGGTTAACCATCATAGGGATCACGGCTATTATATATTTAATAGTTAAATATTTATAAGGAGGAACTAACTATGAAGAAAATAACTAATAACTTTGAATTTACACTTCACCCTAGCGGTGTTGCTGAAGGCGTTAACGATACATATGTACTTGGTCAAGGTACGTTGTCCGACGGTCTTGAGCTAGTAAAACGCTTAGACCTACAGTTTGAAGAGTGGTCTGATACCGCTAACTTAAATTGTATGTTTGACGGCTTACCTAACCCTGTGCCCATGTATTTATGGGAAGGTGGCGACGTTATCGCTACAGGTAATGGCTTAACCTACTTCCTAGACGATGACGTCTGGGTAACTAGTGAGTGATACCGTCAGTATCACATACCTCTACCTATTAAGGGATCGATGGAGACATGGATTGTTTTCTATCTTGTAGAGAAAACAGCCAATAAGCCAATAGTGCATGATCCGTGGTCCCTTGACACTACGATGTTTATTAGGGTTATTGGCTAACCTATTAGCGACCTATTGGCTCTTAACAGCCAATAATAACGTGCAATGCTTCTTTTTGATATCATCAGGAATCCACTGTTCCCCTATATAGCACCAACTATGATCCCCTCGGGAGACGGAGAGGGGACAAAAAGCTACAGTCCATGGTCCTAGATCCAGGAAACCTGCCAAACCACGCTCCACGATCGTTATGACACGCACAACGGTCCGTGGTCCAGGGTTCAGATCAAGGGTATAAAGGGGGTATGATCATGATCCCAGGATCCTAAATTAATTTAATCTTTTTTATACGAGCTATTTACTTTATATACGATCTAGCTTATACTATAGTCAGTTAGTTAAAAAGGAGGTTTATATGACTAATACTAAAAAAGCTACTCAATCCGTAGCCCCTAAAGTCAACGCTCAAACGTTGACCTTCGTCCCTAATAAAGCTCGCGCCGAGCACAACGTCAAACGAGCTAAAGCCGTGAACGGTATGACCTATGATCAGGCTTTAGAGCACTATAAGACGCTCGGCTTAAAGGAACGAGCCCTCAAGTACGACTTGACGAAAATCAAGTCCTTGAAGCTAGGCTGACGGTCAGGGGAGCTTCGGCTCCCCTCCTTTTATCCCTGACCATTAGATCGCGATCGCGATCGTCGCCTTCGGCGACGACAACAAAAGACAAGAACCAGATCACAGGAACCAGGAGCGTCGCCTGACGGCGACGCACCAAGATCCAGGAGCCGTCGCCTACGGCGACGGACACACCTCACAGATCCCAGGAAGCCCAGATTCCAGGAAGCAGGTCGGTCGCCCTAGGATCGTGATCCTTGTGTATATGATTAAAATCTTAAAATTTATTTTAGGCGTAAAAAAAGGGCTAGTTAAACTAGCCCTTTAGGTTAGGTTATTAGCCTAGCGTATAAC